TGAGGTTGTTAGCGCAGTAGAGAAAGTTGCCACGGTTACTGGTGAAATTGATTTTGGTTATAAAAATCGCGACATAATGGCTGCATCCATCGCCGCATCTGGTGGCTCGGGAGAGTCCATTGGCGCATTGTTTTCGCAATTTACCAAGTTCCAGTTACAAACGCAGCAACAGACCTTACAGGCGATGGATACGCTGAATAAGCTGGGTAAAGAAGGCGCTTTTGAGCTGAAGGATATTGCTGAAAAAGGAGTTAGATCCTTCTCAATGTACTCGGCTGCAGGTGGTCGTGGGGTTTCTGGGGTAAAAGATGTTGGCGTAGTGCTGGAATCAGCCATTGATGCAACTGGAGACCGTGATACGGCTGCAACAGCAACTGAAAACCTCATTCGTGACCTACAAAAGCCAAATACAGTCAAAGAGCTAAAAAGAAATGGCATAGATGTATTTGGTAAGGACGGATTGATGCGCGAGCTGCCCCTTCTACTCGGCGAGGTGGCAAGAAAGTCAGGCAATAAGGGGGCTGCGACTCAGAACGCCCGCTTGCTAGGCGCAGGTTTTAACCAAGACAGTATTCTGCTCATCAGCAGTGTCACATCGGGTAAAGGTGCAGAAAACCTCAAGCGTTACCAGGCTGTTGTGGGCGATGGGAAAGGCATCATGGATGATGCAGCTTATGCGGCCAAAGATTTTACCTCAGCAATGCAAAGCCTCAATAACGTCTGGAACAAGTTTGCCACCAACCAACTGGCAACACCGGTGCAAGAGCTGGCTGACGCGCTTAACTCTGTTGACCAGGACACCGTCCAGAACTGGCTGGAGGTCGGTAAGAACGTCACGATCGCGGTAGGTGGCCTGCTGGCCGCTCGCAAGGCATTTCAAATCGGCAAGGGAGCCTATGACTTCCTGAAGCCTGGAAAGAAAGGCGTTCCCAAAGGTGTTACCGATGTGTTTGGCTCCGGCGTCATGCCGGTTTACGTGGTCAACATGGGCGCTGGCGGCCTGGGCGGCGCTGCGGGAAAAGGCGCATCTGGTGCGGCAGGAGGCGGTGCTGCCACTGCTGCTGGTGCCGCCGGTGCAGGAGCAGCCACCAAAGGCTTCTGGGGACTGGCGGGCCGGGCTATCGGCGGCGCGGGCATGGTCTACGGCATGACGGAGCTGGCGGACTATGGCGCTAAAACCCTCTACGACACCAGCGGCGTTGGCGAGTGGGCCAAAGGCTCCGCGCTCCGTAGTTGGGTCGATGAGTCCGTGGATAAGTCACAGCTGCCGCAGCAAGCGACTCTCGGTTCCGTCTGGGAGGAAATCACCGACTGGCTTGACGGCCTGCAAAAAGACACCGCCAACCCCGGCCCCACCGCCACCCCGTGGAGTGGTTTGAATCCTGGCGGCTCAGTAACGCAGCAGCAAGAGCTGAAAGGGAAAATCGATGTGTCCATTAAAGATGACCGGGTGCAAGTCACCAGAGTCCAAATCAATGCGCCGGGTGTGACAATGAGCGCACAAACCGGCATCAGCAACGTGGAGCAGGACTGATGGCCATTAAATGGGAAGACCTGCGTGACGCCTCATTTCGAGGCGTGCCGTTTTATTTCGTCGATGTAGAGGGCAATAGCGGCCGCCGTGCTATCCCTCACGCGTACCCCAAAAAAGAGGTGGGCTGGACAGAAGACCACGGAGCCGTTCTTACTCAGCAGCAGATCAACGGCATCTTGCTGGGGAGTGATTACCAGGCACAGTTCAATCGTCTGCTGGTAGCACTGAACACGCCGGGGCCAGGAGAGCTGGTACACCCCTGGTTCGGCGTACAGCGGGTACAAGCAGGGAAAGTTACGCATAAGCTCAGCACCGAGGAAGGAGGCATTGCCTATATCTCGTTCGAGGTATTTGAGGCAGGGGAGCAACTTTTCCCCAGTCAACAGGAAGACACCACGGCCACTACGCTCAGTGCAGCCGATAGCGTCAAAGCTGCATTGGCCAACGGCGATTATTTTGCCGCGCTGGATGGTGTCGGCAACATGGTTGACACGCTCCTGGATGACCTTCAGGGGTTCGTGACCAACCTGCCCACCCTGCCGGATGCGTTGAACGAATGGATGGACAGGCTCAACCGATTTAAAGACCTGGCGGGCATTATCGTGGCCACGCCTGGTGAGCTAATTCGCGATATCACGGGCCTTATCAGCGACATGAGAGACCTGGTGACCGATGCGCCCTGGGCGCTGCAAGTCTATGGCCAACTCCAGGATAAATGGGACGGTGACCGCGCGACACAGGCAGCCACTAAATCCCTGGCCGATAATATTGCCGTCAACATGGACACCGGCTTTGCGAGTAGCGTTACACGGTCGTCAACTATCGACATCTCCGATGCCATGCAGACAAACATCGACGACTTTCGCCAGTTGGTGATCGTCTCCTCACTTGTGGCCACGGCGGAGACCGTCGCCACAGCCACCTTCGAAACCAGCCAAGACGCACAGCGTACCGGCGATGCACTCGCTGAGCGACTGGGTGAACAGGCCATTGAGGCTGTCGAGTCCGGTCAGCGTGGGCTATGGCGTTCACTGCGCGCATTACGTTTTGCAGTGGCCAGTGATGTGCGCATCCGCAGCGTGCAGTTGCCGGAGTTGCGTCGCGTGTCACCCCGGCAGACGACGCCGGTGATGTTGTTGGCCTGGCGTGAGACCGGCGATGCCGAACAGCGCGATGCGCTGGTCACACGCAACCGGCTGCGCTACCCCGCGTTTATCCTTCCCTCCCAGGTGATTGAGGTGGTTGGCAATGAGTGAGGAATTGACCCTGCATGTTGACGGCAAAATCTGGGGAGGATGGACAGACATGACCATCAACCGCTCCCTGGAAAGCATCGCCGGTGAGTTTGATCTCACCATCACCGCGCGCTGGTCTGCTGCCGCGCCGCGCGCTATCAAGCCCGGTATGCCATGCCTGGTCAACATTGGCGGTGACCGCGTGCTGACCGGTTACATTGATGATTTCATTCCGAGCTATGACGCCGAGAATGTGGCAATTCGCGTGCTGGGACGCGACAAGACCGGCGACCTGGTAGACAGTTCGGTGGTGGACAAATCCGGGCAGTGGCGCGGCCAAAAATTGGAGGCCCTCGCGGCGACGCTCTGCAAGCCCTATGGCATCGAGATCATCACCGAGACCGACACCGGTGACGCCTTCAACGGCGTCACTCTTGAGCAAGGTGAAACGGTATTCGAACTGCTGGACAGGCTGGCCAAACAGCGCGGTGTGCTGATGACCTCGGACGCCTGGGGACGGTTGGTTATCACTCGTGCATCCACTCGGCGTGCAGGAGTGGCATTGGTGCTGGGCGAAAACATCCTGGCGGCACGTGGCCGTTTCAGTTGGCAGGGGCGAGCCAGCCAATACATCGTCAAAGGCTCCGTCGCTGCCGGTGGTAGCACCTGGGATGATCAACCGGCTAAAGTGGTGGGTGGTCGTCAGGTCATCGTCACTGACAGTGAAATCACCCGTTACCGGCCAAAAATTCTGGTCAATGAAGATAACCTCACGGTTGGCGGTGCCAGCGCGCGTGGCGAATGGTACAAGGCCCGGATGCAAGGAGAAGCCAACACCAGCGAAATCACTGTGGCCGGATGGCGGGAAAATGGCGAGATCGGCCCGTTATGGCGGCCGAACCTCTTGGTTCCCGTAAAGGATGACATACAGCAATTGGATGTGACCTGGCTGATCAAGACCGTCTCGTTTATGGAGGGAGACACCGGGCGTGTAACTGTACTGTCGCTGGTACCGCCGGAATCGATGGACATGCCCGCAGAGAAAGCCAAGGGCAAGAAAGGCAAAGGCAAGAAAACGGCTAGCCTGGGGGTAACATGGGACTGAAAGACGGGAACGTGGGGCGCTCTATTGGTGCGCTCGGTCGCCGCTTGCGTTTGATGGTAGACCGCGCCGTGGTGCGCATCGTCACCGACAGTTTGGGGCGGCAGAACCTCCAGGTGCAAAGCCTGGCGGATGAGACTAACGACGACGTGGAGCGTTTCCAGAACTACGGCATGTCATCAGTGCCACCGGTCGGCGCTGAGGCCATCGTTGTTGCCGTCGGCGGCCGCCGATCGGGACTGGTGGCCATCGCCGTCGAGGACAAGAAATCACGCCCCAGGGGGCTAGACCCCGGCGACGTTTGCGTGTATCACAGTGAGGGCCATACCATCACCCTCAAGAAGGATGGCGTCATAGAAATAAGAGGGAAAGCGGTTAATCTGGTTGCTGAAGAATCCTGTGACATTGTGAGTAAACTCATTAATTTCACCGGCCCCGCCAACTTCAGTGAAGATATTCAGGTTCAGGGAAAAAGTTTCCTTGAACACATTCACAAGGATGGCGACGGTGCTGATACAACGAAACCGTTATGACCATCAAAGTAAATTGGCACCTCCCCGCCGGTGGCGATATTGAAATAGAACACAATGGCCTTTCGCTTGACGAGGGCCTTGTTTCTTTAGTGCTGATTTGCCTGTTCACCGATGCACGCGCTGAAACCAGCGATATCCTACCCGATGGCACTGACGACCGGCGCGGTTGGCCCGGTGATTCATTCAGTGATTTCCCCTGGGGTTCAAAGCTCTGGTTAATTGACCGCGAAAAGTTGACCGAAGAAATTCGCCTGCGCGCGGAAAATTACGCCTCGTTGTCATTGCAACCATTATTACGCTACGGCTATGCCCGCAGTGCGCAGGTTGTTGCCACCATTCCGCGTATGAATTGGCTGGCCTTAAGTATTGTGCTCACCCGTCCCGATAAAACCGCGCTCACCGTAGAAATAAAAAAACGCTGGGAGGCGATGGAAAATGCCATTTAATGTACCGACCACACGCGAAATTATTCGTACCGGCCTCCAAGACTTGGAGGTTGAATTAAATCAACAGGTGCCTATTGTCGGTGTCGAGCGCGCGTTAAATATCGCCTTTAGCGGTGCGCTGCGCGATGTTTACGATTATCAGACATGGATAGTGAATCAAATTATCCCGTCCGATAAATCTGACGATGAGACCATTATCGATACCGCTCGCAATGAGGGCGTGATCCGTAAAGCTGCGCAGTATGCTGCTGGCCCGGCAGTATTCACCGGCAACAGTCCATTGCCGCTGGACACCGAAATGCAGACGCAAGACGGTGTCCGTTATCACGTCATTGCGACCGAATCACCTGTTGCCGGAAAGGTGCGGGTGACCATCCAGGCAGATGATGTAGGCACGAGCGGCAATCTCAAAAGCAGCGACGTGGTCACGCTGATTTCTCCTGTTCCTGGCATCAACAGTGACGGTGTGGTTGCTGACGAGGGCGTGTCCGGCGGTGCCGATGTCGAGACCATCAGCGAATTACTGGTGCGCCTGCTGTATCGCAAGCGCAATCCCCCTGTCGGGGGTGCATTGCATGATTTTGTCATCTGGGCCACCGAGACGGCGGGTGTAAGCCGCGCCTGGGCGTTCGATAGCTGGCATGGCATCGGTACCGTTGGCCTGGCATGGGTGTATGACCAGCGAGCCGACATTACCCCAACCGAGACAGACAGAGCAGTCATGCAAGCCTATCTGTTTCGCCATCAAGACCCTGCCACCGGCACGTATGTCGGCAAACCCGGCGGCGTCGAAGTGTGGCCCATTCCGCTCACGATAAAGCCGTTAGATATGACAGTCCGTGTTGTTCCCGACACGGCGGCGACACGTCGTGCAGTGATGTCCAGTCTCGAAGCGTTATTCCGCTCGCAATCGCCGGGTGAAACGATGCTGTTGTCGTCAATTCGCACGGCCATTGGCTCAGCAACCGGCGTGTCAGACTATGAGCTGGATCTCACGACCAGCCAACCCAGCGAGAACTACGAGCTGATCACACTGGGGATTGTTAAATGGCGCATAGTCTAGACGAATGGCACGACGTGCTGCAGCAGCTGATGCCGCGCGGCAAAGCCTGGCCCCGTGACCAGACAGCCGCGTTAACCTCCCTTCTAAGAGGGTTCAGTGGGCGTTTAAACGCAGTGGAAAACCACGCCGATCTGCTGGTTAAAGAGATGCGCCCGGAGACCACGGAACTGTTACTGGAAGAATGGGAAGATTACCTGGGGTTACCAGACTGTAACGCTATGCCTGATGGGTTTGAGCGCCGCCGCGATGCCGTGGTAGAGAAATATCACCGCAAGGGAGGGTTAGCTCCCTGGCAAATCGAGCAGGCAGTTAAAGATGCGCTGGGATTCACTATAGAGGTAACCGAGATATTACCGCACCATGTCATGCGCAATATCATGTACCCGATTTATTCCCATAAATACCGTTTCATTATGCAAGTGACTGTCACTGATATGCCGATGATCCGGTTTAAAAGTGTCAGCAATGTCTTGACGCCATTAATCAGTTACCAGGCACAAATCCTGGAATGCTTTCTGCGTCGATATCGCCTGGCCGGTCACGATTATGATTTTTTATACGAGGTGTAATTATGTACCACTTGGATAATGCCTCCAGTGTTCCCGACATGCCACCGGTTAACCCCGTGCTTTTTTCTGAGCGCCGTTTTTTTACCGAAGGTGGCGATGGCATTGCGCCAAGTTATCCTGGCGCTGACTGGTTCAATATTATCCAGATGGAGATGCTGAATGTATTAGCGCTGGCCAATATTACCCCGGACAAGTCACAGTTCGACCAGTTTGCCAAAGCAATTCGAATTTTCTCGTCTGATTATATGATACCTCCAGGTATTCCGTTGCCATGGCCAGGAGCCATTGCGCCCGCTGGCTTTGCACTGATGTTAGGGCAGAGTTTCAACACGGCAGTTTATACCCGCCTGGCGCAAGCCTATCCTAATGGCGTTATCCCCGATATGCGTAGTCAGACAATCAAGTTCTTGCCGGCGAGTGGCCGCGCGTTGCTGTCTTATGAAGCCGACGGCATCAAGGCTCACGCCCATAGCGCCGCCATCGCATCCAATGACCTGGGAACGGTAACGACCAGCAGCTTTGATCATGGTACGAAACGAACCAGCTCTGATAATGAGCACTTTCACCAGGGCGGCGTGGATGCACCGGGTGCTGTATGGGCGGAGTTCCGTACCGGTACGGATAACACGGGTAATTACACCAAAAATAACACCAGCACAGCCCCTGCGCATAGCCACACGGTAAATATAGGGGTGCATAACCACACCGTTTATATCGGGTCACACGCGCATACTGCCACCATAGCGAGCACCGGAAACACAGAAAATACCGTAAAAAATATCGCTTTTAATGCCATCGTGAGGTTAGCGTAATGTCATTTATATTTTCGTCATCTCCCCAAGCCCTCTGGCTTTATCAATATGATTCGGACGGGAGTTATATTGGTTCTGTTTTTATGCAAATACCGGCCAATACTGGGTTACCGGCTAACACCACGCATCTGCCGTGCCAACCACGTCACGGTCAAACGGGTATTTTTAATGGCGCCGTATGGGAGTATGTGACCGATGTTCGCGGGACACAGTATTGGAATGCGTACGGCCAGGGCTTTGTGATTTCAAGTTTGGCTGACACTATTCCTGACTGGGCCATTTCTATTGCGCCGCCGGTGGCTGAGCCTGGCTGTGTTTTGTTGTTCACGGAAGGGAAATGGCAGCAGGTTAAAGATAAAACCGGCCAGGCATACTACGAGATCAACGGCAATAAACACATTGTACCTGATGCCTATTTTACGTTGCCCGACAATTGTACGTTCATCGCGCCCCCCGAACCAAAACCAACGTTCGTAACGCAGTGGAACGGCAGCGAATGGACCTATGTGAAAGACCTTCGGGGGCAACGCGCCTACAGCACCGAAACAAAAGAGCTTTCCACAGTTATGGACATCGGGCCTTTGCCAGACGGCTACACGTTATTGGTTCCAGGTCGCTTCGACGTGTGGAATGGTAATGCCTGGGTGAAAGATGAAGTCGCTGAGCAGGCATTCAATGCTGACCAGGCTGAGCGGCAAAAGGCAGCTTTGATGGGGATGGCAACTGAACAGATTGCGGTGTTGAATTTTGCCATTGACCGTGGTGTGGCCACAGATAGCGAAATCTCAAAGCTGACACAGTGGGAAGAGTACCGCCTGGAGCTAAATCGCATAGATACCAACGCCATTAATATTACCTGGCCAGAGAGGCCGTAGGGGGACGTATGTTTCATTTAGACAACACCAGTGGCGTGCCAGACATGCCAACCCCCAAAGAACCGATGAGCAATTCACCTCGCTGGTTTG